CGGTTCGGTTGGTGCGGGTGGTTTGGGTGGCGCGTCAAATCTTAGCGGCGGTAATAACGGCTCAATCGGAACGTCGTCGCTCATCAATACATCGGGAACTTACGCAAGCATCAATGCGATTACTGTTAACCCCGGAAATTTTGGTAACAAGGGATCGGTAGGAACAGGTGGTGCCGGTGGTACAACAACAACCGCAACCAACTGGACATCGACGGCAGGTGGTAATGGACAGTCGGGAACAACAACAGGAGCGGGTGGTATTCCTGTTACCGGTGTACATGGAGGCCCTTATGGCGGAGGCGGCGCGGGTGGCGCGGGTACAGGTACTGCGCCGTCCGGATCTAACGGCGCCGTCGTCTTCTACTTCACTTGAGATCAATCGTGAAAACATTCATCGCGTTGATTGCTGTCGGAGTGGTCACCTTCTCCGGCTGCTCAAGTTCATCCAACGCGCCCATTCCGGTCGCGGTCGTGACGCCTTCTTTCTGGGCGCCTAACACCTCGTTCCCCACGAATGCCGACATCAACTTTTCCGTCTCGGGCGTGGTGTTCCACGCCGTCGCCACGACGGGAGGGAAGACAGGCGCATCGCAACCCGTCATCCCCGTAAACGGAACTGCTAAAGACGGCACCGTCGTGTGGCAGTACTCCGGGCCGGGCGCAGCCGAATAACCAAGGAACCATCATGGAGTTCAATCCATTGGATACGCAGAAACTTATGAGAGCGTCAGCAGGCTCACCAAGAGACCTTATGGGGGTTCTACTCGCCATTCTGGTCGCGCTTATCGCATGGATTGGCACTTCGTTGATCAATCGCGTCGATCAGTTGGCAGAGAACTTCAATTCCTACGCTTTGAGAATGGAAAACCGCGTGACTGCCATCGAGCAGAAACTGCAGACCGTCACCAAAAAGGATCCATGATGTTCAAGATGCTGTCTCAGATTCCCAAATTCTTTGAATTGTTCAAGGAAGGTAAGGAAGTCGCTGATCCGGTGACGTGGAAGAATCGCACGATTGCGACCAACGCAATCCTTGCGCTTCTGGGCACGTTACTGGCCTTGGGTAAGGCGTTTGGGTTCAACGTGGAGTTGGACAGTGACACCACACAGAATCTGGCGGCGGGCGTTGTGGCTATCGTTACTGCTTTTAACGCAGTCATGCACACCATTACGTCAGCAAGGGTTGGCGTGTCACCCAACAGCGGCAGTGGTCCCACCGAAGGAAACGCCGCTGACAGTGATAAGCCTGCAGAAGGCTGAATTCGACATTGGATTTTCGTGCAACTTAACTGAGGACTGAACAATGACTTTTTTCGCTACGCTTGAGCAGGACGTTGCCGCACTCGGCAAGTGGTTCAATGGCAACCCGGTTGGCGCCGCTATCGAGGCTGACTTCAAGGCCGCTGTGGCGGAATTGGAAAGCATCGCAGTGGCTGACCTTGAGAATGCGGTCAAGGTAATCGGCCTCGCGGCCCTTACCGGCTTGGCCACGGGCGGCACGGCGGGCGCCATCGCGGCGGGCATCGCCTCGGCTGAGACCGAATTCAAGTCGTTGGGTAAGGACGTCACGTCGAAGACGCTGACCACGCTTGTCACGACGGTCGTGAATCAGGTCTCGGCGGCAACGACCCCTACGCCGGTGGCTGCGCCGGTATGAAAGTCGACGGCGACTGCCTGTCCCTTACCGAAGGCAGTGAGTCATGCCGACTCACTGCNTACCCAGATCCCGTGGGCATCTGGACCATCGGTTACGGTCATACCGGCCCGGACGTNCATCCGGGTCTGGTCATCACTCGTGAGCAGGCTGAATCGCTTTTGGAAATGGATCTGGCGCACGCAGAACTTGCCGTGAACACCTACGTTAAGGTGCCGCTCACGCAGCACCAATTCGATGCNCTCGTGGACTTCACCTTCAACGTAGGCGCGGGNAACTTCTTCAATTCGTCTCTTTTGAAGTACTTGAACGAGAAGAATTACGTTGCGGCTGACGGCGAGTTTAAAAGATGGGATTTGGCGGNAGGCAAGAAATTGCCCGGACTGACCGCGAGACGTGCCGCTGAAGCGGCGCTGTTTGCGAAGGATTGACCATGGCTAATACGACGCCACTGACTTACAACGGGTACGTTAACCAGATCGCCACCATGGCCGTCGTCAACACGACGACGGTCAACGGTGTCGTTCAGGGCGTCGATGCGGCCTTCAACGCGATCCTCCCGCAGATGCTGAACTATGCGGAACTCCGCATACAGCGCGACATGGACCTACTGCCGTCCATTGTCTCGCGCAGTTACACGCTGACGCCCTACACCAACCTGCTTCAGATCTCGGTAGACGACTTTGTCACCGTGCAGACGATGCAGATCACTCAGCCGTACCTGCCTGCCGTCACGCTTCAGCCGGTATCGAAAGANTACCTGCAGATGGTGTTTGGAAATCCCAACACGCTTGGCGTCCCATCATTTTTTGCGATGACGGGCGGCGATCTGGCGTCGGGTGGAAGCACCTACAACAACATCCTGTTTGGCCCGTACGCTGACGAGATCTATCCCGTCACGCTCTACGGCACCATCCGCACGCCGACGCTGTACGAATTCGCCAACACGGCGCAGGCGAACACCTCGACNACGTTCATCAGCACCTACCTGCCCGATCTTTTGATCATGGCTTCCATGGTTTACATCAGTGCGTATCAGCGCAACTTCGGTCGCATGAGCGACGATCCGGCCATGGCACAGAGTTACGAGGGTCAGTACCAGAGCCTCAAGAACGCGGCGGTCATCGAGGAGTACCGGAAGAAATTCCAAGGCTCCGCGTGGTCGTCTATGTCTGTCCCGCAGGGCGCGACGCCGACGAGATAAGACATGCCCCACTCAAGCGTAAAACTGAAGCCCGGAGTTGATCTTAACGAGACGCCCACCCTCAACGAGGCGGGCTTTTCGTTCAGCAACCTTATTCGCTTCATCTACGATTCGACTTTGGGTGCCCTTATTCAAAAATTGGGCGGTTGGACGAAGTTTTACCCTTATTCGTTCAGCCAAACCATTCGGGCTCTTTGGGCTTGGGAGACGACGCAGTCCGTGGCATTCCTTGCCATCGGTACGCAATCTCCAAGCCCTTCTACGGCGGCGTCTCTTTTGGTCATTCCGCAGGGTGGCAACTCTCAGGACATTACGCCGACCTATACNGTCAACAACATTGCGGCATCCGTTAACGCGCCAACGCTTGGAAGCCCGTACTTTGTCATCAATGACTCAGTCGTAACGGGCATCACCAGTTACGACNCTGTTTACATCGCGACGCACATCTCGGTGGGCGGCGTCATCCTTTTTGGCCTGTACCAATGCGATCCCAATGGGTATCTGAGTTCTGGCAGTTACTCTGTCATGGCCACGGACATCCTTGGCAATGCGATAGGCCCTAATCCGATCATAGAAGCCACTACGGCCGCGAGCGGCACNGGGNCCACGGCGACCATCTCTTTTGCCGCGCTGCCTGTAGCGCCTCCCGTGGGCTCTACNGTCACGGTAGGCGGCGGAATCTCCCCAAGCGGATATGCCGGTACTTATACGATAACGGCGTCGTCCACTACGTCTGTTTCGTACGCAAACACCACGACCGGCTCGCAGACGGTGGCGGGGACCATTTCCATCCTGAACGCGGCGTCTCTCGCGCAGTTCACGACGACATCCAACTCCTCCATCGTCACAGTGACCCTCCTGAATCATGGCTATTCGGTGGGATCCACTTACCCCGTATTGATATCGACTTCGTTGAATGGCGTCACGCTGTACGGAAATTACATCGTTCAATCCGTCGTCAACGTGGATCAGTTCACCATCACCGTAGGCAATACGGCGACAGGAGCAGGATCCGCCTACATCAACGGCAATCAGGCTCGATACATTTACAATTTTGGCGTGGGCGCCATCCCTGCCGGTACCGGGTACGGCATTGGGACGTANGGCTCAGGGGGCTACGGAACAGGCACGGCCGTTACGCCGTCTACCGGGACAAAAATTGTCGCCTACGACTGGACGCTNGACAACTGGGGCGAGATTCTGATCGGCGTTGCCGTCAACGATGCGGGGTACAGCGGTACACCTTACTCGCCCATTTACGCATGGAACGGCTCAGGCGGATCGCCAACGGCAGTCACGATCCCCAACTGCCCTCCGGTCAATGAAGGCGTCTTTATGGCGATGCCTCAGCGCCAATTGGTTGCCTACGGAACAACCTTTACGGGCATTCAGGATCCGCTTTTGATTCGTTGGTGCGACGTAAACAATTTCAGCGTCTGGGTTGGGCAGATTACCAATCAGGCCGGGTCCTACCGACTTCCCAAGGGCTCTAAAATTGTGGGGGCCATTCAGGGTCCTCAACAGGGCCTGATATGGACGGATATTGGCCTTTGGGCGATGCAGTACGTCGGCACCCCCGACATTTACTCGTTCAACGAAATCGGATCGGGCTGCGGCTTGATTGCCAAGAAGGCTGCAGCGGCCCTTAACGGCATCGTCTATTGGATGGGGCCATCGCAGTTCTACATGCTCTCTGGGAGCGGCGTAGAGCCATTGCCTTGCCCTGTCTGGGACGTGATCTTCCAGAACCTTGATCAGACCAACTTATCCAAAATTCGCGTTGCGGTGAATTCGCGCTTTGGCGAGGTCAGTTGGTACTACCCGACGACGACCAGTAATGGCGAAGTATCAAATTACATCAAATTTAACGCTTACCTAAACGTCTGGGACTTCGGCTCGCTTGGAAGAACGGCTTGGATTGATCAGTCGGTTCTGGGACCGCCCATTGGTGCCGACCCTTCTTCTGGGTATATCTATCAGCATGAAACGTCTACAGACGCAGATGGACAGCCTTTGTTGGCGTCTTTTCAGACGGGTTACTTTGCTCTAAACGAAGGCGATCTGAAGACGTTTGTTGATCAAGTCTGGCCCGACATGAAGTGGGGTTACTACAACGGGTCGCAAAACGCGACGGTCAACCTGACTTTTTATGTGGCCGACTATCCGGGTCAAACGCCGATTCAGTATGGGCCCTATTCGCTAACTCAGCAGACAACCTTCATCACGCCAAGGTTTAGGTGCCGTCTCGTCTCGATAAGTCTTTCGAGTAACGATGTCGGTACTTTCTGGCGATTGGGTAACATCCGTTATCGAAGTCAGCAGGATGGTAAATTCTAATGGCCGCTTCACTTAGTGACATCCTGTCAGCACTCAAGAATGGTGTGATTGCCATCAACAATCTGGCATCAGCCTATTCTTATTCTTTGATTTCTCAGTCCGCGCTTACGACGACAACAAATGTCATTTACACGGCAGGGTCTTCTTCGACCGTTTACCTAAATGACATTTGTTTTTGCAACACGACTGGAAGTGCAGTTTCTGTGAATTTGTATTTGGTTCCTACCAACTCTGCGGTGGGAACTGGGAACGCTTTGTTCTACGGACTGAGCATTCCCGCGAACACAACCTATCATTGGACGGGCACTCAAGTCCTTAATAGCGGCGGCACAATTCAAGCATCCGCTTCTGCGGCCGGGTGTACCTTGATGATCTCCGGGAGGGTAGCGTAATGCCGTTAACCAGTGGCAAAAGTCAGAAGACCATAAGCCATAACATCGCGGAGATGATCCATGCGGGTCACCCTAAAGATCAGGCTATTGCTGCGGCGCTTTCTACGGCCCGCCATTCAGCGCACGGCGGTCCTCGTATACCTAAGCCTCATGGTCCTCATGTTCACGGGGGAAAACTTCACGTTGGCCCAATTCACAGTTCTGTGGCGGGCCGCACTGATCATCTTCCTATGCATGTTCCTAGCGGGTCTTATGTGATTCCGGCGGACATCATTTCTGCCATGGGTGAGGGCAACACCATGGCGGGCTTTAAGCACATGAAACGAATTTTTGGAGGTACGCCTTATGGCGGTGGGTCAGCGCCTTATGGTCAGTCTGGCGGTCCTTATGGCGCTGAGATGCCTCATCGTGCGGATGGCGGCGCAACGGATGGAGGAGTCCCCATCGTCGCCGCAGGCGGAGAGTACGTCCTCGCCCCCCACCAAGTAATCGAGGCGGGTGACGGCGACCTAGATCGCGGGCACAAGGTGCTCGACGAATGGGTCAAGCGCATGAGAAAGAATACGATCAAAACCTTATCCGATCTACCCGGCCCAAAGAGAGATTAATCCCATGACCGATCCAGTTGAACTCAAGATTCGCCTCGCCGGTCCTCAAGACCTCGACGAAATCATGGCGATTGCCATGATGGCGTGCGATGAGAATGGGTTCCTAAATCCGAATCCGGCCAAGTTGGCGGCTGAGATCTGGCCTGCGCTGCATCAGGATCATGGCCTGTGCGCGGTCATCGGCAAGCCCGGCGGCATGGTCGAGGGATTGGTCCTGCTTCGGATCGGAAGCATGTGGTATTCCGACTCGCAAGTCGTCGAAGAGAAGGCGATCTTCATTCACCCGGACTACCGCAACGCCAAGGGTGGCCGGGCGTCTAAACTGTGCGAGTTCAGCAAGAAGGTCGCGGACACTTTGGGTATTCCGCTGATCATCGGCGTGCTGTCCAATCACCGCACGTCGGCAAAAGTCAAAATGTACGAACGTCAATTTGGCCCTCCCAGTGGCGCGTTTTTCCTTTACGGCGCGCAGACTGGCAAGTGGCAGGGAACGGAGCACTAAAAAATGGGCGGCAAGACCTCACAAAGTTCGCAGAAGATTGATATCCCGCCGGAAGTATGGGCGAGATACCAATCTGTCAACGCGCAGGCTCAGCAAGCCGCTCAGACGCCTTTTCAGACCTACGGCGGCGAATTTGTTGCGGGACTAAATGCTCAACAGCAGCAGGGCATTTCAGGGATCAACGCCGCCGCCAATCAGGCGCAACCGTCGTACCAACAGGCTCAGGGGACCGTTAACTCAGCCTACGCCGGGGCTCAACCTTACAACATGGGCGCCACAGCCTACGCTTTAGGCGCCGGGCAGGCCGTGGATCCGTCACAGATCAATGGCGCGGCTATCAATCAATTCATGTCGCCCTACCTGCAGAATGTCGCAGGCAGCGAGGCGGCACTGCTTAATCAGAATCAGCAGCAGGCAATGGCGGGTCAATTGGGCAACGCCATCACCTCCGGCGCCTTCGGCGGAGACCGCGCAGGCATCGCAGCCGCCAACCTNAATCAGCAGAACCAGTTGGCCAACGCCAACATCTACAGCAACATTCTGAACCAAGGCTTCAACACGGCCTTGGGCGCAGCCCAACAGCAACAGGGCGTGAACCTGAGCGCAGAACAAGCCAATCGAGCAGCCCTCGCGCAGGCGTCTGGGTTGCTTTCTGGCATTGGTCAGCAGCAATACGCACAGGGCCTTGGGGCGGCNCAGGAGACGGCGNCACTGGGCCAAGGCGCTCAGGATGCGGCTCTGCAGGGCGCTCAGGCTCAGATCGGCGCAGGCACCCTTGGGCAGCAGACGCAGCAGGCGCAGGATACGGCGCTCTACAACCAGTTCCTGCAAAAGCAGGCCTATCCATTTCAGGTTGCCCAATTCCTTGCAAACATTGCCGAAGGCACGGGAGCGTTGTCGGGNTCGACGACGACAACCACGACGCCGGGAGGCCTGATGGCCGCTCGGGGTGGCGCCATCAAGCGCGAAGGTCGCGCGTATGGCGGAGAAACAAGTCAGGGCGGCGTTGTTGGCCTTGCGTCCGCAGGCGAAGGGTTTGCCTTTGGGGGGCAGCCAACGCTTCCCGGAGTCTCTTCAATGGATTTGGCGTCAATTTTGCAAGCGCAGGAGCAAATGTTTGCTCCATATTCCAATCAGACGGGTCTTTATGGTGGACAGCAAGGGAGCACCCCTTACGGAGGGGCAGGCCATGTTCCTGCGGCGAATGTCCCTGTTTCGCACTTGTCGGTGGCAGGCGGCTTACCTCAGCACAAATCAGGCGCTCAATCCTTGCACGACCAAGTGCAGTCGGCGCAAGACGTTCAGGACTTATGGAAAGGGAAAGACGGTAAAGGCGGCGTAAAAGGCGCTTATAACTCCCTCGTTCAAAAGTTTTCTGGCCCGTCTGTGCAGCCACAGTCGCAATCTCAAGGTATTGCTCCGACTGCATCTTCCCCTACTGCGCCTCAATCTGTAACGCCTGACGGCGGTCAACAACTTGATCCTGATGTCACAGATCAGCCAGAAGAGCCGCATTATCGCGGCGGTTTGGTGAGATACGCTGACGGCGGTTCTGCGGAAGATGAGCCGGGGGTTTACGGCAATTCGTCTTCGCCGACGCATTTAGATATTCCAGAAGAGCGACCGGATTTGAAATTGCCGACGCCGGGGCAATTACCCAGTCACCAGTCCGGCTTGGGACAACTGGGATCGATGGCATCAAGCCTGAATTCGCTTGGAAGCCTTGGAAGCAACATTGGCGACGGATTGTCAGGCTTGTTCAGTTCAGGAGCAGGCGATGCGGGCGCAATTTCTGGCGCAGGCGACGCCATGGACGTTCTTGCCTTTGCCGCTCGCGGTGGCGCGATAAACCGCGAAGGTCACGCCTACGGCGGTGTGCCGGGTATGAATCCCGCTATGCCTCATTCCATGATGGGGCAGAGTCAGCAAGGACTTATGCCGGGCATTGGCGTGGGCAAAGGCACTGTCAGCGGCCCGATGCATCCCGCCATTCGCCATGCTCTTGAAGGACTGCGCCGGGCTGAAGGTGGCCGAATTCATAAAGAAGATGCGGGCAGCGTTAGCGGCGATGGTTGGGATGATAATTCCCCATTGCCCGATAACTCTGATACAAGCGTCGATTATGGGTTGCCACCATTTTTGAATCAGGCAGAAAACGATCTTCGTCACCCTATCGCCGCTGTCAAACGTGACCTTGGTGATATTGGCGACTGGTGGACAACCAACGTCACAGGGAAACCGGGACATCGTTCTGGCTTTGGCCAATCTCTGGACCAAGGAGCGACTTTTGCAGAACAGCAAAGGCAGCAGGCTGCTGAAGAGCAGAAGCGCAATGCACTGGCAANGACAACGTCATTCTTTTCTCCGGGAACTCCTGAAGAATTGTCTGCGCGTAATGCTGCACTTGCGGCTCAAAATGAACGGCTTGCTCAATTTCAGAACAATGGCCGTCCACAAGCCCCTCCGCCTGCGGGCGTAAAACCAACAGCGCCTCCTGCAACACCGCCTGCAGCGGCTCCTGCAGCGGCTCCTGCAACGCCTTCTGCAGAGCCCTCTGCACCGCTATCAAGCGGCGTAAACCCCGCAGAGCCTGTGCAGCCTCCAGTGGAGTCTGCGGCTGCTCCGCCCCCTGCGGACGCGGGTCTTGCGGCCAAAAAAGATTTNGCTCCGTCAACAANCGAAGTGCCTTACGGAACTCCGGTCACTGGCGTTGCTCCTCCTNCAGATCANTCCAAAAAGCCNGGGCTCGTGTCTCAGGCTCTTGGAATGCTGAAAGACAAGAATGGCGAATATGACTCAAGCAAGATCATTCCGCTTCTGTCTGGAATTTCTGCGGCAATCAATGCGCCGACGAAGCATCGCCTNAATGCATTGGCATACGGCACAGAAGTCGGGGCTCAGTCTTATCTCCCGGCACAAGCCCAACAGGCTCAAATTCAGCGCACCAATGCTGAAACGCAGACGGCTATGTACAACATCGCCGCCTTAAAAGCCCCCGCAGGGTTCCAACCTATTGCCGGACCGCCTAAGAATCCAAATCAGCAGACATTCAAGACGCCTGATGGAACAGTGTGGCATTACGAGCCGACGTACAATCTTACGGATTGGAATTACAAAAATTCGTCCGCTCCGACGCCTTCAGGGACGCCGTCTGTTGCGGCAACCATTTCTCACGTTGCACCGCTTCAGCGTGGCGATGATGGACAACTTCATATTGGACCTTCTGACGCGACAAACAATTGGCTGATGTCAAATTACGGATTCGATCCGTCATTGCCGCCAAGGGCCAATATCGAAAAAGCGGTTGCCATGGGGTATCGAGACGTTGCTCACGATTACAGGCCAAAACAGAATGCTTGGAATCAGGCCGGTTTTGATGCTGACAGCCAGATGATGAACTACGTTCAACTTGGCAAGGCAATCAACTCCCTGCGAGACGATTCATTTACCGGAGCGGGTCCTGCTGCAGAAGATAGAACCTCATTGGCCGCCGTTTATAATTACGCGGCTAAATTGATGGGCATCAACGACGCCATCGATCCGGTTTCAAACAAAGAAATCACGGCCCAACAGATCATTCAGAAAATTACTGCCCTACAGGGCCCTCAGATTGCCAACCAGTATGGTGAGCGTGCCGCAAACATCGCTCATTCTCTGTCTAGCGTTCTGCCGGGAGCAGGAACAACGAAAGAAGCCGCAAATACCAATCTTGCGGGCATGATGACTCAGAACCAAAGGCTGCGAGACTTTAGGGACTACGCTAACAACTACGTTTCTAAGTGGCAGACAGACGCGGGCCTTGAGCAAGGGTTTAACCGTGACTTCACGCCTATCTACGCTCGTGAAAAGGAAAAGATTCCTGAGTTGTTCAAAAGAGGAAAGGCAAACGTAAGTCGCGCAGAGGCTTTCTTATCTAATCCGTCTAAAGAGCGAATTGAGAAAATTGAGAAAGGATTTAAAGGCGTTCCCGGCGTTCCTGCGTATAACGGCCTTGGCGAAGGCATGACTAGGTATTTGAACTGAGGAATCAATTATGAGCCAAGATCAAATTGATCCTTTAGATTTGGCAATGCAAGAGGACGCCCCTTCGGCGCCCTCTCGCCTACAATTGCCCCCGCAATCGCAGCCACAATCATCCGCATCTGACATCGACCCTTTGGACCTTGCGATGCAGGATGATTCGCCTGCTTCGCATGTGGTCGCTCCGCCTGCAAGTCGTCGTCGAGCGCAAGGGACCTATGCCGAAAGGGTTATGGGGGCCGAATCAGGCGGCAATCCAAACGCGAAAAACCCAAACTCAAGTGCAACGGGGCTTGGTCAATTCACTAAAGAAACATGGGTGGAGCAGGTAAAAAGATGGCGCCCGGACTTGGCTCAAGGCAAGTCAGACGATCAAATTTTGCAGATGAGAACCGATCCGGAACTTAGCAAGCAAATGATTGACGCTTACGGGAATCAGAATGCAGATTACCTCGGATCTCATGGCGTCCTTGTCAATGATGCAAGTAAGTATGGCGCCCATTGGTTTGGTCCATCTGGTTTTGAGCAAATTTACAAAGCGCCTTCAAACACGCCTATTGAAAAGATCATCGGAGCGCGAGCGGCTGCCGCCAATCGATTGACTGGCATGACGACCGATCAGGTCAAAACGCTTATTGCCCAAAAGATGGGCGGCGATTACATGCCAGAAGATCTTTCGGCAGAAGACACTTTGTCGATGGCGGCACACAACTTGTTGCCATCAACCAAAAAGATGGCCGCAGGCGTGGCCAGTTCTATTCTGCATCCATTCGACACGGGCAAGGCTCTTTGGAATCTTGGCGTTGGCCTTCGATCAAAGATTGATGGCGCAGCGGGTAAGGAACAGGATCCAGATAAGAAAGCGCAAGACGAGGCCGCTATCGATGCGCTTATGGACTCATACAAAGAAAAGTATGGCGACCTGAATGGGTTTAAGTCTTACCTAGCGCACGACCCTGCAGGCGTTTTGATGGACTTGTCCACGGTTCTCGGTGGAGGAGAAATTGCCGCCACGAAAACAGGTTCTTTAATTGGTAGAGCGGGAGAAGCCGCTTCTCGGATAGGCGCCGAAAGTGTCGGCGCAGCAACAAGTGCCGTTGGAAATGCTGTTTCTGATGCCGGTCGATTCGCCGGTAAAGTAGGCGCCAACATCAATCCTTTGAACCCTTTAAGCATCCTTAATCCTGAGTCATCGGTTCTTTCTGCAAGAAAATTTGTAGATGGCGCGGGCAATCTGAGTCCGAAAGTGGACTCTATGCTTAACCGGGTATCGGGAGGCGTGCTGTCGGCATCGGACTTTTCGGATCCTCTTGCGCGTCAACATTTATTGGAAGTACTTGATCGCAAAGGATTGACGCCTGAAAGCGTGCGAGAAGGCATTCTTCGGTCACAGGGTCTAGAGGCTCCTACTGCTGCAGTAACAGGCAAGGCGGCGCCTGTAGCGGCCGCTGAGACAACTCGAAATGCTATTGAGTCAAACGCGCAGCAGTTAGCAGATCGCGCAAAACAGATTGGCGGCGCTCAAATGTCAGGAGGCGAAATTGGATCGCATCTTGAAAGGGCTTTTGTTAATTCAAAAAACAGTGCCATTGATAAGTATTCCGACATTCGCAACATGCCCGGTGAATTTGTTCACGGCAGTTTAGGTGGCGCTGACTTTAATCAAAAATTAGCAAGCCACTTAGGCACGTCTGGATTGCCGACAGACCCTTCGCTTTTTTCTGCCAATGGTCTCGACAAGGCAAAAGAAGCACATGACCTGATTGATAGCGTCCTCAATCATGGCAATACGCTTTTGAACGGTCCGGGCGGGAAACTGGACTCTTCTGAGATACTTCGCGTTCGTCAGCGTCTTAATGACATTGCAAAAGATGCTAAAGGCACTGACATCCGCGCAACTAGAGACGTGATCAATGCATTTGATGATCATGTTGCTGACGCATCCGCCAATGGCCGGTTCATTGACTACCAGAAGAATGCGGCCAACACGGACTTGGCGAATAAGATTCGCGAAGCAAGTGACGCTTATCGCAATCACATGAACACGTTTGAGGTCAGCAATGGCCAAAACAACAATATTGTGAGCGCCGTAAAGAAGTTGAAGGACGGCATCACGACGGATCCCACGGGGAAACTGATTGCATCTGGCGATGCAGACGCGCACGTCGCGGCTCAGTCGGCTCTTGAAAAGGATTTATTCAACCCCGCCAAAGGTGGTCTGACGCACAGTAAGTTAGTAGAAGCCTTGGGAGGGCAGGGAAGCGCGGGTGAAGAAGCCGTCAACGGCACCGTTCGTAACGCTCTAATGAATTCAGAAAACGGCGTATTCCGCCCCCTCAAAAATTCAGACGAACTCTTATCGAACCCTAACTCTGTCGTTTCTCGCGCATTTAGAAACAATCCAGAAGCCTTAAAGGAGGCTCGCCGCATTCACGTTGCTCACAAGATCAACTCAAGCAAGCCTAAACCGGGGACGCAAGCGCAGTCTTTGCTTCGCGGCACCATCGGTCCTATTGCCGCTCGATCTGTTGCTACGGCGCTTGGCGCTCACTTCTACAATCTTCCGGGCGCTCTTATTGGCGCATCCTTAGAGCATGGAGCGGAAAAGTTGTTGGCAAAAAGTGCGGCAAGACATGCCTTAGAAGGCGCTCCAAAATCAAAAGGTCTTATCCGAAAAGCAACCGACATTGCGAGCCGATATACGCGCCCCACTCGGGTCAATCTTTCTCGCGCCGCTGAGTTTGAAAAAGAGCGAGAGCAAGACATGAAAAAAGCAGCAGCGACGGGCGGCCGAATCGGCCGCGCAAGCGGCGGTCGCCTCAGCGACATAGAGCCTTTGGTACAGCGCCTTATGAAGCGCCATAAAATGGCCAAAAAGATGACCGACAAGACCACAGAGCCGCTACTCAATGCGCCCGATGAGCACATCGTGCAGGCGTTAAAAGTCGCGCAGGACGCAATTTAGGAGCCGAAATGCCAACCCCGCCTAGCAGTTTCACGACAAACAAGACGTTTGAGCAGCCCGCCAACGGCGCCTACAGCAACACTTGGGACACGCCCGTCAACGCGGACTGGGCNGCTATCGACGCCTGCTTTGGCGGCACGACGACNATCAATCCAACTTCTACGGGCGCGTCGGTCGTTGTCCTAACGCTGACGCAATACCGGCCACCNAACATCGTCATCTCGGCAGGCACNCTGACTGCCGGGTACACGAATGTGACGTATCAGATTCCGTCCGGCGTCGGCGGCTTCTGGTCGATCTCAAACGCCTGCCCGACGGGGACGCCTTCGACAACGTCGTACACCGTGACGAT